CGTCGGGATCCCACGCCGCCCGAGGAACCGTCGCCGAGCCCGAGCACCTCGCCCGGTCTGCTCGGGCTGCCGGCCGAGCGCCGCCGGATCGCGTGAACGACTGCGCCCCTGTCTGGCCTCACGGCCGGGCGGGGGCGCGTTGCTGCGTTCGGCTGCGCGCTGTCAGTGGGACGTGCCATAGTGGCAGGGCCGTCGGGCGACCGGCGGTTATCCCCGCCGATGCGGGGGTGTTCCTGCTTGCTACTTGTAGTGAGTCCCCGCGCGAGCGGGGTGGATCGCAACGCAACTCCCCAGACACCTGGGGATGACCCGGATGCACAAGATGGGTCAACACTCCCCGCCAATGCGGGGGAAGAGCAAAGGCGCCCCGCCTGGCCTCACGGCCGGGCGGGGCGCTTTCGTGCGTTCAGCGGCCACAAACCGAAGACCCCCGCCGGATGGACGGGGGTCAACTTCGGTCGCCTGTCAATGGGTTCTAGGCGTACCGTTCCAAGTGTCGAGCAAGGAACGGAGACCAGTATGCCGCAGTGGTCCGACTACAGTAACGGCGAGCGCATCAAGATCCTGCGCGGCGCAGAGATCACACAGGCCGACCTCGCCAGCAGGACCGGCCTGTCGATCGACACCATCCAATCAGCGGAGCAAGACAGGCGACTGTCGCTCCCCTCACTCCTCAAGATCGCCGCCGCTCTCGGCGTTGACACGTCCGTGATCCTCGGGCAGCAAGCGCCCCGCCGCGCCCTGCGCCAGGAAGACCGGACGATGATGCGCGACCTGTCGCACGCGGTGCACGACACGGCCGCCGGGATCGCGCCGAACGTCGAGGCGCCGACCCTCGCCGAGCTCGCGAAGATCGTGCGTCAGGGGTGGGAGCTGTACTGGAAAGGCCAATACGCCGAGGCCGGCTCGTTGGCCGCGCCGCTGCTGCGCTCGGCGGCCGCGAGGCTGCGCGAGCAGCCCGCCGACGAGCAGGCCGAAGCGTGGGGCATCGTGTCGGACGCATACCGCATCTGCGGGTACGTCGCGAATCTCATGGGCGTGCGCGACCTCGCGTACGCCTCGATCGGCCACGCCCAGCACGCTGCAGCGCAGGCCGGCGACGACCTGCGGCAGGCGCTCGTCACCTCGGGCCGCTCGTGGGTTTACCTGCGCGACGCGAGACTGCCCGAGGCGCTCGAACTCGCCGAGCAGGCCGCCCTCGACATCGAGCCGCGGTTCAGCAAGGCGACCCCCGAGCAGCTCACGGTGTACGGCTCGCACGTCAACTTCGCTGCGGTCGTCGCCTCACGCATGGGTGACAAAGACAGGGCCGCCGACTACCTGTCGCAGTCGCACGCGACGGGTGCCCGCATGGGGCGGGAAGTGCGCGCGCACGGGACGCTGTTCGGCCCGGTGTCGGCGACGACGCAGGCGGTCGGCATCAACGTGTCGCTCGGGCAGACGGGTAAGGCGCTCGCCCTGATCGACTCGATCCACGACACCGGGGATCTCAGCGAGGCTGCGCAGCATCGGTACGAGCTCGATAAGGCCATGGCGCAGGCCGACGCGCGGATGTGGGATGCCAGTCTCGACACCCTTGAATCGGCGCTGCGCTCGGCCCCGCACTGGGCCCGGCATCAAGCGCTGCCGCAGGTGATCGTCTCGAAGGTCGGCCGAGCCTCAACCGCTCGACTGCGCCGCGTGTCCAAGCTGATCGGCGCGACCCCGGGCATGTCGGGCTTCCCCACGGCCACCGCGAAGAACGCGCTCTGACGATCGTTCAACTCGTATGCCGCGTACGACTTTCCGCGCCACGTGCGCGCAGGGTCGTACGCGACGTGCGACTACAGCCTGAACGGGTTCCGGTAGTCGTACGCCTCATCGCTGTACGACAACGCGCAGTAGCGGCACCGTTACAGGCATGATCGAGACACCGGCACACTCACACCGAACGCCGGCCCAAGCCCGGCGACGACGCGCCTTACACAACGCGGCCGCCGGGCACACCGCGGTCGTCCTCTACGTCAGCACGAACGACGCCCGCATCAAGCCGGCCGACGCCGTCCCGGCGCTGCGCCGCTACGCCGTCGCCCGCGACTGGCAGATCGCCGAGGTCATCCTCGACGGATCCCCCCTGGCGACGCCCCTCGACAAGCGCGAGCAGTGGACGATCGTCCGACAGACGATCACCGACCGCCGCGCCGAGGGCGTCGTCACCGTGCAGGGACATGTTGGTGACGAGTCGACGCCGGCGCACTCCGCGCTGCTGCAGTGGCTCGCCAACCAGGGCGCGTTCCTCTCCGTCGCGCAACTCGCCCCCCGCACGCCACGGCCCGAAGGGGCACCGGCATGAGCGGCAGCAGCGAACTCCCCAACCGCGACACCTCGACCCCGGGTGACGACATCCGCAGCGCCCGCCCGGCCGGCGGATTCGACGGATTCACTGCCCTGAACTGGGTGAGAGAGACCGGCGCGAGCGCGAGCGCCGCCCTGACCGCGTGGAACCGAGGCGACCTCGCCGAGCTGCCCGCCGGCCGCGCATGGGACGTCGTCCGCATGCCGCGCGCCCTCGGGTGGCGGACGATCACGCAGATGCGGCAGAACGGCACACCGGTCGGCCCCGTACAGCACACCCCCGACGGAATCGAGGTGCTCGTACCGGTCGGCTCGGCCACACGCCTGAACCTCCCCGACGTCACCGTGCTCCCCGAGGGCGCCCCCGTGCGCGTGCCGCACCCCGCGCTCGTCGCCCCGCACACGCAGCACGGGCACACGTGGATCATCTCGCCGCAGGAGTGCGGCCCGCTCACCCATACCGATCTGCTGCATGAGGCGTACGTCGCGACCCTCGCAGCGATGCACATGGACACCGCACGATGACGACCGAGACACCACAGACCGCCAGGGCCGCCGACCCGCTCCCGCGCCTGATCCGGCGCGCGTTCGACGCCGGCCGGGCGATGCCCCCGCGCGACGAGATGATCGAACTCGACAAGCTGCTGCGCGAAGAGATCGAGCGACTCATCCCCATCGTGCAGCGGCAGGCCGACCATCTGCCGCACCGCACCCGCGAGTGGTACGCCAGGACGAACGCGATCGACGCGGCCGAAGACACCATGACGTTTCAGATGGGCACCGGGCCGACCGCCGCCGCGTTGCACGTGGCCGAACTCGCCCGCCGCGCACTCGAACTGCGCCGGGTCGGAGGTGTCGAGTCGTGAGAGCGAAGGTCTGCGGCATCTGCGACGAGCCGATCCTGCACGGCGAACCGCACAAGCGGCACACGGTCAAGCGCCGGTTCGTCGGCGACCCGCCCGAGTTCCACACGCACGACCGCTGCCGCGAGCAGCCGACGGTCGTACCGTTCATCGCCGCATGGTCGGGCGAGCGGGGCATCCTCGAACCGAGGGTCGTTGCCCGCATCACGGGCGGGATCGGATACGTCGGCGAGGTGCCCGAGGACCGCGACAACGGTGTGCTGTGGCGGCGGTTCATTGACCGGCAGGGCCACGGCCGACCGCTGTACGCCGAAGTCCACCCCGGCCGGCAGCGCCTCGCGATGCGGCACGAGCTGTGCCAGGTGTGCGGCGAGCCGGCGGACCGGTCCGACGACGGCGTGCTGTGGCTGCTCGAAGCCCGGCGTCACGACTGGAAGGGATGGCCGAACGGCATGACCACCAGTCACCCGCCGATCTGCGTGCCCTGCGTCCCCATCGCGCGGGCGCAGTGCCGCCACTTGTGGTCAGGCGCAGTGGTGGTCCGGGCCGGACGTTCCGAGGTGTGCGGGGTGTACGGGCAGGTGTACAAGCCGGGCCCGTTCGGGCCGCAGCGTGTGCTCGACGACACGGTCCTGTTCGAAGTCGGGCCCGAGATCGCTTGGACGATCGGAGCGCAGCTCGTGCGGGTGCTGTACGACTGCTCATTCGTGACCCGCGACGAGTTGCGCGCAACTCGCCTATGACGGGGGCGCCCGGCGGTCGAGGCTTTCCCCCAAGCATCCCGCCCGGCGCCCCTTCCACTACGCACAGTTAAACAGGTCGCGCGGTATGTAACAGTTCCGTGTTGAAATATGCCCCCTGCATGCACCGTGGACGTGCTGTGGGGAAGATGGTCCCAATCCCGCCGGGCGCGAGGTGACGCCGACCCCTCGACCCTGGGAGAGGGACCCGCAGCGCCCCGACTCTCTCGTCTCCGCAAAGGCACGAGTCGGGGCGCTGGCGCGTCTCCGGGTAAAGCAGCAGATCACATGTGGTGTGCTATTGGATGAATGCCATGCAGTGACCATCCAATAGCACACCATTGTGTTAGCCGGCGGTGCGGGCGGACCATTTGGGCAGGCTGTCGATCTCTGTGCTCCATACGGGAATGATCTCGTACTCGCCGCCGGGCATGAGATGCACCCTCACGATCAGCCGCGACAGCAGCAGCCGCTTAGAGGCGACACTGATCGTGTCCCACTCGGCGAGCAGCCCCGCCACGACTTCACGGAACGGCATCGGATCCTTCGGCCGGGTGTCTGCTTGCCCGAGCTCGTCGAGCTGCCGCTGCGCCTCATCCCGCCTCGCCTGATGCTTGGCGCGGGTCCGCAGGTACGTGTCGCGGTCGACGTCGCCGAGCGTGTACGCATCGAACGCCCGGTCGATCGCGGCGCTCGCCCGCTCGGCCTCTTTCATGAGGCGCTGCCGCACCGCCTCGGGATCAGGTCCCTTCCGGCGAGGCGGCTGTACGACCCGGCCGGCGACGATCGCGTCGATCTCGGCCTGTACGTCCTGCAGCCACTCGTGCACGTTCGCCTCGACCCGTGTGCGGCGGGCCCACACCGCGTCGTGAGCGATGGCCTTCCGGGATCGGGCGTTGCAGCGATATGCCCGGCCGGGCTCGCCGTGGCCGCTCATGACGTTCGCCTTGCTGCCGCAGACGCCGCAGTAGACGAGGCCGGACAGCGGGTACACCGGGGTGAGGGATCGGCGCGGGGTGCCTTTGCGGGTCGCGCGCATGTCGCGGAACTTGTCCCACACGTCACCGTCGATCAGCGAGTCGTGCTCGGCGGGCATGTGCTTGTAGTGGCTCGCCTTGCGGCAGCGTGAGGGGATGCCGCACACCGCCTCCGGGTCATGGACGAACAGCAGGCCGGCTGCGAACCCGGCGTCGAGGTATCCCCTGACTGTCTGGTCCTGCCACACCGACCCTCGGGCGTTGCGCATTCCGAGGTCGTTCCATCGGGCCGCGATCGGGCCGAATCCGACGGTGCCTTTCACGTAGTCGTTGTACGCGTCATGCACGAGTTCTGCCTGCTCCGGCAGCACCTCGTACCACTCATCTTGGATGGTCCACCCGCCGTGCCCGTCCGGTAGTCGGCGGGGGTGCCATTGGTAACCGAAACGGCGCCCTCCGGACGAGGGCAGTCCGAGGCGGCGTCGCAGCTCGTGCGTCTCTTTCCACTGCTCGCCGGCCCGGTTGCTCTCGAACGTGGCGACGGCGAACAGCATGTCGCGTGTGAACCCGCCGACGGCTGTTTTCGCGTCGACGTCCTCGGTTGCGCTGATGAGCTCGCCGCCGACGTCCTCGATACGCGCAAGGTTGATCGCGACGCCGTGCCGGTTGCGGCCGAACCGCGAGAACTTCCACGCCCACAGCTCGCGCTCGGGACGGCTGGGATCCTCGATGATCTCGATAGCGCGCATGACGCGGCGTTTGAAGTTCCTGCCTGTAGCGTCCGGGTCGACGATCCATTCGGCGACGTAGCGGCCGCGTCGGGCGGCCGCTTCTTCGACGACGCTTTTCTGGATGTCGACGCTGATCATTTCCTCGCGCCATGTGGATACGCGTGCGTATCCAATGACGGGGATCAGCTCGGTTGCTTTAACGACTGATTGCGCCGCAGGAACGATTAGCCTTCCCCGCATTGACGACATTAAACCCCTTAGTTTATGCGCTCCCATTTCGACGCGCTTGAGGGGTTAGGCGGGCGTGCGGAAGCTCGACCACTTCCGCACCGCCCTCTATCTCCGGGGTGTCGTCCACCAGCGCGTCGTACTGGGCTGCTTTGTAGCCCATCTCTGAGTACCGCTGCCGGTCCTGGATGGTCAGGCGAGCCATGCTCACCTGGTGTGCCATGACGGCCTGCATGTTGAGTCGGGAGGTTACGTGCAGGTGCACGGACGCTGACACGATCAGGACGAGGAAACCGATCCTGAACATGGCCGCATGGTCCGTGATGGTTCCGTAGGCGGCAAGCGCGGTCCCCACAACCGCGCAGGCTTTGGCCAGAACTATTACTCTGCGCTCCCGCATTGCTTACCCCTCCGCGGCAGCACCCCCCGTCGTGCTGTCGCCGCCGTCTGTGCCATTTTTCCGCATACGCCTAAGCATGGTCACAAACCAAGGTTGGTCTTCCTTGGGTACCCCTGCAGCGATTGCCACCTCTTCCGGTGTCAAGCGCCTCCGGGACAATACCTCAATCTGGCCGGTTTCCAGTCCTGGAAGTGAAAAATCCGCTTCCGTTGCCTTACCGGTCCTGACCAGTAGCTCCTGGATTGGAATGCCTGTGCCTCGCGCGAGACTGAGCAGCGTCTCATAGGAGACGGGTTGGCCAGTCAGCAAACGCGTGATGATGCCCTGGGATAGACCTGTATCGCGAGCAAGGTGTGCGCGGCCGCCGCTGCGGTCGGACGACAGGTCGTACCCCTTGTCGGTCAGTACGCCTGTGAGCCAGGCAAGCCACTCGGGCCGCCCTCCAGTGATGTCACCTTCATGATCTCGTCTCCGCATGCGCGCAGGCTACCGCCATCGGAAGATCGTTCAGCCAAGTTTCCACCACTGGAAGTACGAGTCAAGCCCATTGCCGTACAACCTTTCACCGTCGATGCACGTCGTCCCCGCCATCGAACACCTGTCCGCTTTCCATGGGTGGAAAACATACCAACCCGTCTTCCGGCACTGGAACTTCCACTGATGGAAGGAACGTGCTAGCTTCCTTCCATCAACGGAACTTCCACCACTGGAAGGAAGCTCGATGGACACCATCGTGCTCAAGGTCGAGGACTTCCTCGACGTGGCCGCAGCCCGAGGCCACACCACCTACGAGCAGCAGGCGGCCGCGACAGGGCTCGGGATCGGCACCCTGCACCGCATCCGCAGTGGCGAACCGGTGAGCTCGACCACGGTTGCCGCGATCTGCAGCAGCTACGGCGTTGCGTTCGAGGACGTGTTCACGTTCGGCACGGCCGCCCCGAAGCGCACCCGCTCGAAGCGCACCACAGGTACGGCGGTCGCAGCGTGAGCGCCGCCGAGACGCCGTCGCTGGTTCGTGCCCGCGCTGTCCGAGCGGCCGCCGACGCCCTTGTCGACGCGGTCGCCGAGCGTGCCGCACGCACCCCGCGCGAAGCGGCCGAGGCCGCCTACTACCCCGGGCATCCGCTCGGGTCCGTCGAGGCGATCGAGGCCGAGATCATCCGTCGCCGCGCCGCCGAGGCCGGCGAGCAGCGGCCGGCGGCGTAGCCGCACAGACCAAAGGGGCCGTCCCGCAACGGCCAAGCAGCGGAACGACCCCGGGGCGCCTCGCCCCACTTACACCCGCTAGGAAGAAAGCGAGGCAGACGCCATGAGCGCTCAGCCTATCCCCATCCGACCGGCGACCGAGCCGACGCCCGACGAGCGGATCACCGCCGTCGAGGTCGCGGTCGACTCGCTGAACCTGCCGATCGCCCGGCCGCTGATCCTCCGCGACGACGCCGTGCACGTGTTCGTCGTCAACAGTGAGCAGTTCGCCGCGTGGCTGTACTACCTCGGCGGCGACGTGAACCGAGCCCCCGCCCTCGACGGGGCGTCGCTGTGGACGCTGCGCACGCAGACCCCGCGCCGCCGCGACGGCTCGACCGTCCCGATCCGCGTGCATGTCGCGCTCGTGCACGACGAGTTCGTGCCCGCCGAGTTCCGCGGGGCGGTCTCGGCATGACGTACCCGACCGCCACGCGGCCCCCGCTGAGCCCGGCCGCCGTCAAGCTGCTCGCCGACTGCCGCAAGGCCAAGGCCACCGCGCACCGGGCGAGCGTCGAAACCGCCCGCATGCCCGGTGCCCCCACCGTGACCGCTGCGCGCGGCGAGGTGCAGTTCATCGTGCACCCGACCTGCCTCGCCGACTGGCGGCGGTGGCTGCACGACCTCGGCGCGTCCGACGCGCGGGGCGAGTCGACCGGCGCCGCGATGGTCGTGCGCTGCTCGTACGGCGGTGTCCCGGCCCGGGTCGTCGGCATGGGCGTGCCCGCCCTGTACGGCGAGCGGCCGCCCGCCCGCTGCGGACGCCCGGCCGAGGTGCGGCCGTGATCGAAAACCTGACCGTCGTCGCGGTGCTGCTGCTGATCGCCGCCGCGCTCGTACTCGCTTCCTCCGGGGGTTCCCGATGACCACCACGAACCGGCCCGTCGACGGGCCGTACCCGATCACCACGCAGCCGATCCCGACGGGCGTGACGCTCGACGTCGAGCAGTTCGTGCACGGCGTCGTGACCGACGTCGTCGAGGCGCTGCTCACCGACAAGTACCTCGACCGGTTCGAAGGGCTCGTTGACATGCGGGCGCGTGACCCGCACCTGATCGAGCGCCCCGAGGATCTGCCGTTCGAGTCGCTCGTCGCCGACCTGGTTGCCGAGGCGCGCACGAAGCTGCCGGTGTACGGCCGGCAGTGCGGGCGCCTCGCCGAGCGGCTGCTCGTGCTGAGCCTCGCGGGGCAGTTGCGTTCCCTCGCCGCCCGCCGTTCGACCGCCTCGCCCGCTCAGGGGGGTGCGGCCGCGTGAAGGAGACGATCCGCGACGAGTGGCGCGTCATGGTCACTCTCAAGCCGCGCCGCCCCGCCGACCTCGGCCTGACCGGGCTCGACGAGCTCGCCGAGTTCGTCGCCGTCGCCGAGCCGATCACGGTCGCGGTGCTGCCGCGCCGCCTCGGATCCCTCGGGTTCCTGTCCATGAGCGACTCGCTCGCGAGCCGGGACGTCGAGGGCGACTACCGGCGCCGCTGCGAGGAGATCGCCGCAGCGCTGCGCGGGCGGCCGCAGGTCGAGGACGTGCGAGTCACCTGCACCGAGACGCACACCTGCTCGTACTGCCGGCTGCGGTGGGAGGTGCTCACGGCCGACGAGGCGGCCGACGACTCGACGAATCAGGACGAGCACAGCGTCGAGGGCGAGCCCGTCTGCTGCGAGTGGGCGATCGACGAGTTCCGGGCCGAGCGGGGCATTCCGCGGCTCGACCCGCACGTCGTCGCCTACCGCAGCCCGCAGCGGCCCGAGGCGCTGATGTGCAGGGCCCACGGCTACGTGCTGCGCGGGCGGGTGCCGCTTCGGTCGGATGATCTGCCCGAGGGCGGTGTGTGCTCGTACGGGCGTGGCAGTGACGCCGAGTGCGGTCGCGACGTGCTGATCGTCGGGGCGGGTGAGACCGCATGAGCGCCCGTGACGACCTGTACGGGTACGCCGATGACGCACACCTCGGCGGCGACTACCTCGACGAGTTGCTCGACCGTGTCGAGGCTGAGGCGGTTGCCCGCAGTGCAGGGCGCCTGGTGAACGAGACGCTCGTGAATGCCCGCGAGGCGGCCGCCGACATGTTCGAGGTCGAGGCCGGCGAGCGCCGCCCGATGTGGCGGGTCATCGTCACCGACAGCGAGTCGCCGACCGGCGTCGCCCCGGTGTGCACCGCCGAGGGCGTCGACGACGAGCACCACGTGATCGCCGACCATCCCGGCGGGCCGATGCGCGACGAGCAGGGTGTGTACGACTGCTGCCCCTCGCTGCAGTTCGAGACCTACTCGACGGCGCTCGCCGCGTACCTGGTCGAGCTGCTCAACGCCGACGCCGAGGGCGGTACGGCATGAGCGCACGCGACAAGCTGCTCGCCCTCGACGGGTCCGACGAGTGGCCGGCCGTCGTCGATCAGATCCTCGCCGAGCACCGCGCCGAGGTGTTCGCAGAGCACGGGATCACCGGAGAGAAGTGCATCCCCGGCGGCGCACAGCCCGCCGAGGACGGAGCCACTCACCGGCACCCGCGCCCCTGCGAGTTTCCGACCGTGCTGCCCTGCTCCTGCCCGCGTCCCTCGGCGCTGCCCGACACCGCGTTCGTCCGGGCCCGGCGCCGTGCCCGCATCGCCGAGTTCTTCCGCAGTGCCCGCGAGGGGCACGCCACGGCGCGGGCGGTGGCATCGCGATGACCGACCCGAAATGGGCGAGGGACACCGAGCGGGGTCGTTACTACGACGACCCCGCCGGGGGCCCGCCCCTGATCAGCGTCACGAACGCGCTGTCGGCGATCCACAAACCCGCACTCATCCCGTGGGCGGCCGGCATGACCGCCGACGCCGTGATCGCCGACCCGATCGCGACCGCGCGCCGCGCCCGGACCGAGCCGACCGCCCTGCGAAAGGAACTCGTCGCCGTGCACCGGCTGTACACCGAGCGGGCGCAGAACCTCGGCACCCGCGTGCATCACCGGGCGGTCGCCCTGGTGCTGAACACGCCGCACCCGTACGACGAGGAAGTCGAGCCGTACGCCGTGCAGCTCGCCGCGTTCTACCGGCTGTGGCGCGTGGCCTTCGACCGCGACATCGAGGCAGTTGAGACGACCGTGATGCACCGGAAGTACGGCTATGCCGGAACCGGTGACGTGTGGCTGTGGCTGCCGACCGGCCCGCACCGGCGGCGGCAGTTGTGGCTCGTCGACTACAAGACGAGCGCGAAGAAGCCGGACACGACGGTGTACGACGAGCAGCCGTTGCAGCTCGCCGCGCTGCGGTGGGCGCCCGAGTGGCTGCTGCCGGACGACACGACCGAGCCGAGCCCGAGGGTGCACCGCACGGCGCTGCTGAATCTGCGTCCGAGGTCGCACCGGTTCATCGAGGTGCCGTCGGGTCGCGAGCAGTTCCGCGCGTTCCTGGGGGCGCTGCGCGCCCGCAAGTACTTGAACGAAGCGCCGTCGGCGTATCCCACGGTCGTGCCGCCGTGGGCGCCGGGCGCCACCGACACTCGAAAGGCAGCGTGACCCATGGGATCGCGCATCATGACCATGAAGCGGCAGGCCGCCGAACTCGGCCGGATCCGCACCGGGTACAGCCGGCCGAACCCGAAGCCCGACGGCAAGCCGATCCCGGTCAAGTCCAAGACGTTCGTACTCACCTCGCACAGCCGCGAGTACGTCGAGCGCGCCGCCGACCTGTACGGCGGCCGGGTCGAGCAGTGGACGCCGCAGAATCAGAGCGTCACGCAGTGGCGGGTGATCACCGACGCGGCCGAGCTGCGAGCGATCCTGCCCGCCGGCGACCCGCTGTCGCAGTCCTACGAGTTCTGGACGGGCGGCGGCTGCGAGCGGCGCTGCGACGGCGTCACCGAGCAGCTCAAGCGGCAGCCGTGCGTGTGCCTCGCGCGGTTCGGCGAGAACTGGCACGAGCGGTCACCGAAGCAGGTGTGTCGGCCGACGTCCCGCATCAACGTGATGTTGCCCGACCTGCCCGACCTCGGCGTGTGGCGGCTGGAGTCGCACAGCTACTACGCCGCCGACGCCATGGCGGGCGGGCTCGACACGGTGCTGCAGGCGACCGAGGGCAAGAGCCTCATGCCGGTGCGCATGTGGATCGAGCATCGGCAGATCATGCGCGACGGCAAGCCGAAGCACTTCCCCGTCGTGATGGTCGTGCCGTCGCTGCCGAAGCTCAGGCACGCACTGACCGGGCCGATCAGCACGGCGGCCGCCCTCGACCCGAGCACGCTGGACCGGCCGGCGATCGAGGCGGCGCCCGCCGAGCCCGTCGACTACCGGGCCGAGGCGCGCAAGTGCCGCACCGCCGACGAGGTGTTGCAGGTGTGGCAACGGGCGCGGGCGGCCGGGCATGGCGACGACACCGTGCTGCGCGACGACCTCAAGCAGATCGCCGAGGACATCGCCCGCGGCGTCGACCCGCACACGGGTGAGATCGGCGACGACCAGGACGACGACGAGCCGGGCCCGGACGCCGACGGCGTGTACGACGTCGAGGCGTACGACGAGACCGACGAGCCGACCGGGACCGAACCGCCGGTCGCCGACCCGTCGTCGGTGTCGTGGCCGGCGGCCGCGCAGCCCGGATCGGGGGCACGCCCGTGATCCCCGAAGACGTGAGCGACCGCACGATGCTCGCCGGCGCCACGGCCAACGGGCCCGAGGAGCGGGACGCGGCGGCGCGGCAGGTGCTCGCGCACGCCGTCGACCGTGACGACGCGCTCGCACTGCTCGCCATGTTGGGGCTGCCCGCCCCGCAGCGGGGGGTGCGCTCATGACGTGGCACATGGGCAGGCTGGTCGCGTTCGACCTTGAGACGACCGGTGTCGACGTCGAGTCGGACCGGATTGTGACCGCCGCCGTGATCGGGCTCGCCGAAGGTGGCAGCACCCCCTACGAGTGGCTCGCCGACCCCGGCGTCGAAATCCCCGCCGAGGCGACCGCCGTGCACGGCATCACGACCGAGCACGCCCGCGAACACGGCGAGCCGCGGCACATCGTCGTCGACCAGGTCGCCGAGATGCTCGCCGTATGGGTGCGCGAGTCCGGCGCCGCGGTCGTCGGACACAACGTGCCGTTCGACCTCACGATGCTCGACCGGGAGTGCCGCCGGTACGCGCTGCCGACGCTGCACGACCGGCTCGCCGGGCGGCCGCTGCACGTGATTGATACGCGGGTGCTCGATCAGCACGCCGTGCCCTACCGGCGGCGCGTGAGCGAGACGCAGGGCGCCCGGCAGCTCATCACCCTCGCGCAGTTCTACGGGCTGGAGTGGGACGACGCCGCCGCGCACGGCTGCTCGTACGACGCGCTCGTCGCCGCTCGCGTCGCGTACCGGATCGGGCAACTCGCCCACATGCGGCGCCGCGACTGGCCCGAGCGGGTGCTCGCCGAGCGCCGGCTGCGGTTCCACGCGTTCCGCGATCTCACGCTCGCCGAGCTGCACGCGCTGCAGGTCGAGCTCGCCGCCGAGCAGGCGGCCGGGCTGCAAGAGCACTTCCGCAAGACCGACCCGAACGCCGTCGTCGACGGCGCGTGGCCGCTGCGCCCGTGGGCCGAGCCGGCCGCCGACCACACCGAACCCGAGGGGGCACCCGCATGACCGACCGACCCATCATCGGATTCGACCCCTGCCACAACGGCGACCCGGCGATCGTCGTCGTCGTACAGCGCGACGGCTCGCACATCGTCGACGTCGACGGGGTGTGCACGAACCTCGCCGCCGAGCTGCTGCACGGCATCGCGCACCGGCTCGTCGCCGAGCACGGGCCCGGACCGTGCACCCCGGAACCCGCCCGGCCGCACCCGACCGGCGGCGACCCCGCGCAGGGCGGCCGCCTCGACCACGAGCGGAAGGTGTGGCGCGACCACAACGGCGACGCGTGGGATCTCACCCTGACGTGGGCCGACGCCCACGGCCACACGTGGCGGTGGAACGGCGTCGTCGACGCGGCGTCGGGCGCTCCGATCCTGCGCTGCGACCAGTGGACGGGCGCGCACCCGCTCGACGTGC